CCCATTGCAAACCAATCTGCAATCATATCATCTGGTTGATATAAGTCATGATAAATTAATACATTATCTTCAAATTCATCAGTAAACATTTCATCAAATTTTAAAACCAAATGTGGAGCATGATCAATTCTATTTCTAATAACTAAATCATAAGTAACATTATTATCAACACAATATTGATTCTTAATATTATTTGACATCATTATACTATAAAACATGCTATTTGCGGTGTTGCAAATATATTCTTTTGCCGAGTCTAAACCTGATGCAACTTCCAATGCCCAGGTCCATGCCTTAACAAAACAAAGATCTGTAAACTCATATTTATCATCCCAAAATTTCGGTTTATCGACTAAAATCTTTTTAGGTTTATAATACTGTTTTAATTTTTCAATTGCATTCGAATCTAATCTGTTTCCCTCTCTTCCTGGAATAACAGAATTTGTACTTAAATTATTTTCATCAAACCAAGTATGAATAAACACATCAACATCATTGTGTTTTAATATTGACTCATTTAGGGCATGAAACCCACTATCAATTGATCTGGGTTGACCCGATAAACAAAGTGCTATTTTCATAATTTTACCAAATTTGGATAATCAGTACAGACACCATAGCAATCAAACTGGGAATAATCTTGTGCTGATTCTTTATTTATTAGGGGGATAATACTGCGATTATTGACAGTGCCCATCAAATCATGTACCCACACATGACCAGTGCTGGTTAAGGTAAAAGAATCTGATTGATGGCAAAAATACTTTACATCTTTATCCTTTAAGTAATATGCAGATTCAACATTCTTACAATGAATCCAGAGATAATCCTTTCTTACATTTAACCAATTATAATCTACCTTATATTGGGGGTCATCATGACCCAACCACAGTTCACCATTAATTGAACGAACATCAATCTCTACATGATATCCATTACCAATTGCACAATCAATATAACTAGGGCGATTTTCTTTATCTGGTATTGGACCACGAATGTTTCCTCGATGAGAAATGATTATCATAGTTCTTCAATCCTCAATGCTTTATCTTCGATGAACAGATCGTAAAATGGTTTATCTGCTCGCAACTCGTGGTACTTTGCACCCCACTCTGCAAGTTGCTGCCTAGTTAGTTCGGTCCAGTCAATCTGTTTTCTAGATCCACGGGCAGTCCAATAAACGATTGTATGACCTTCCTCATAGAGTTTATTGATCTTATCTATATTTTCTTGAATGGGTTTTGCTTTGGTATAATCGTGAGTTGTGCCAAAGTCAACAGAAGTTTCCCGATGACAAATGGTTTCATCAATATCAACATAAATGACTTTCATTGATACATTGTTCTCCTATAAATTTCATTTGGGCAGGTATCAACATCAGAAACTTCTTGTTTGGTCAAGAACTTAATTCCGCCCAGAAGTTTTGCTCCAATAAAAATATCAGCAGATTTTTCACACATTAAAGTTGCAGCAACACAATCTTTTTTAGATGCAGATGCTGTTATTATACCATGATTTTGAAGTAGAATCAACTTCGGAAAGAAACCTTCATGATCTACAAATGCAGAAACATGTTTTTCAACTAACTTTAAAATTGCCTCTCCAGGGGGAGCATAAGGAACTGTACAAGACTTTGTTCCGTTTCTTACAATTTGATCAGGAAACCATCTATGGCTAGCAAACTGATGCAACTGACTTGAACAAAGAATTTTAGTTGTATGTGGTGGATGTGTATGTGCAATAAAATTAATCTCTGGAAAAGTCTTCATAATCCAAGCATGAAATGACGTTTCAATGCTTGGTTTTTTATGTGAAGGATTTAACTGAACTCCATGAATATTACATAGAGTTAGATCTTCCTCTACTAGAGTATGAAGACTTGTCCCACTTGCCTTAATTAAGAATGTATTTTCATTTTGGCGCATAGAAACATTTCCTTCGCCACAAATAGTGTAGTCACATATTTCATATGATAGATCTAGAAGTTCTTTAATTGGTGAAATAGTCATTTTTATAAGAGTAGGGGTGCCAGTTTACTTTATTAAAAAATGTTTGCCAATATTTATAGGTGTTTAAATCATTGGGTGTTCCCCAACAAATATATTCATCAACTTCAAAATTTCTAACAATATATCCTAGTTCAATTGCTTCATTGAGAAGATTATCAATATAAAATTCACCATTGGTTTTTATATTTTTTTCATATAAATTTTTAAGGGAATTGAGATAAATGTCTTTATTTCTAAAGAACATTGTTCCAACAATTGCATATTCCTCTAAAGGATTATTACCAGTGAAATTTTTAACATTTACTTTTCTAATAATATTTTCAGCATCTACATCTAACCAAGAATACATATTGGGATTATAATAACTTGTATAATTGTTTCTATAACTCCAAACTATAATATCATTATCAGTATCACCAACCAATTCTAAAAATTTATCTGCATCGTAAAATACTCCATTATCACAAGTAGAAACAAGGATAGATCCATCACCACAATGTTCTAGAATCTTCTCCGTAGTGCAAGCCTGACCTTCCAGAACTTCATCAATCCATAAAACTTCCCCTTTTGGGTGTGGTGATGTTTGTCTTCTTAAGCAAGCATAGATTGTCCTATCAGTTTTAGGTAAGCAGCGAACTGCTTGTTCAAACATATTCTTATCATTAACTTGAATGAATGGTTTTGGTTGCTCATAACCTTCTTTAGAAAATCTACTACCAGCACCTGCCATAGGAAGTGCAAGAGTGCAGTTCTCAAGTCTAACTTCTTTTTGCCCCTTTAATGCTTTAGAATAATAATCAGACCACTTCAAATACATATCCAAATCAAGAGGAGTTCCCCACTGAAGCATATGGGAAATTTCATAAACTAAAGAAGTAAGATTATCATTATACAAAAAATTATAAATTAGACTTACATAATATTCTCCACTTAAATTTACATCATCATCCATCATCTTTTGAAAATATTTTTTAATATACTTTCCTTTCCCGAAATAATATGTTCCAGTGGAAGCATATTCGTTCATCTTATTGTCAGTAAATGGATGTTTCTCCTGAACTTCTAAAATTTTATTAGAATCATCTACCTTACAAAAAGCATAGTTATCACTACCCAACATGTGGGGGTGAAATCCAGTATAACAAACTACACATCCATCACAATTAGATTCATTCACAAACTTTTCAAAATCATCATAATCCCAATACATTGAGAAGTCGCAGTAGTTAATAATGACTTGCTCTTCATCATCTATAAGATCATATACAAATGAAGTTGTATAGACTGGTCCTTTTTTGTGATTTGATATAATTTCTACATAACTATTATCAACTAAAGATTCTAATAAAAATTTTACATTATATAATTCTTCGTGAATTTTATTTACTATAAAAATAAATTCAGAATTTTTTGGATACAAATCAATGATGTGCTCAATAACCTTTTTACCATCAATCTCAATGAGATATTTTGGAATTTCATAACCGACGTTTGCAAATCGGTTACTCATTCCAGACATGGGTATTATGACTTTCACAATTCAAAAGTGTCTTTAATTTCTTGAATTAGTTCTGCATTATTTGAAGCAACACCCAATCCACAAGAATTTGTAAAATTAACTTTGGGAACTTCTAATTGAGAAAAGAAAAGACCAACAGTATCAGGATTAGAAACAGTATCGTGAAACAAAATTACACCATCCTCTTTAAGGAGAGGTGCCCAAGTCTCACAATCATTTTTACAGTTTTGGTAGTCATGAAGACCATCGATATGTAAAAGATCTATTTCTTTATCCCAAGTTTTTGCAACATCATCAAAATACCCTTTGATGATCTCCAAATTATTCAGTTTAAGCTTTTCTTTAGCCGATATTACAAATTCATAATCACGATCTTGTCGAATTCCATGCTTTGAAATATCAAAACAATCTATACCATAAACTACATTTTCTTGACACATTGCCATGACAAATGCAGAATAACCATAGTCAACTCCCAATTCAACTGTAATTTCAGGTTTGATTCTTTCAATCAACCATTTAACAAATTCATAGTGACCTTTTGGAGGAACATTCCAAGCAGATGGAATTGCTCCTAGAATTTCACTCACATTGTCATCATCGAGAGATAAAACATATTCTCTCCAATCTTCTCTTTTATTTTCAAACCAAGAAAAATTTTCAACCATTTAATTGCTCCTTAATCCAATTGTAAGTTTTACTAATTCCTTCTTCAAGGGTTTGGGAATAATCCCACCCAAGTTTTTCACGAATCAAATCATTATTAGAGTTACGTCCACGAACACCCAAAGGACCAGGGACATGATTCTTCTCAACTTTTTTACCAGCAACTTTTGCAGCAGTATCTGCAAGTTGATTAATAGTGACCATTTCTTCAGATCCAATATTCACAGGACCGAGAAAATCAGATTGCATTAAACGACGAGTTGCTTCAATACATTCATCAATGTAGAGGAATGAACGAGTCTGCTTACCATCACCCCAGATCTCAATTTCACCAGCGTCTTCAGTAAGTTCTGCAACCTTACGGCAAATTGCTGCAGGTGATTTTTCTTTACCACCAGTCCAAGTTCCTTCAGGTCCAAAAATATTGTGATAACGAGCAACTCTTACAGGAATCCCGTAGTTGCGGTGATAGGCAAAGTAAAGACGTTCAGAGAAAAGTTTTTCCCAACCATACTCTGAATCAGGGGCAGCAGGGTAAGCATCGGATTCTTTTAGACCTGGGTTATCTACATCCATCTGTGCATATTCTGGATACATGCAAGCAGATGAAGAATAGAAAATCTTTGTTGTATTTTTTCCACACTTCTCATTCAATTCTTTAACTGAACGAAGAACATTTAAATTGATAGTCGCAGAATTATTCATAACATCTGCATCATGATCACCCGTAAAAATATATCCAGCGCCGCCCATGTCAGCAGCAAACTGATAGATCTCATCAAAGGGTTGGATGTAACGATAAGGAACAGAGTTATAAAAGTTACCTCTGTCACCTTTATATTCAACAACCTTACTTACAAAATTTGCATCAGTAAGATCTCCTCTAATAAATTCATTTGCTTCATGTTTAGAATATTCTGGATACTTAAGGTCTACACCACGAACCCAATAACCTTCGGATCGCAGTCTACGCACCATATGACTTCCAATAAAACCACCAGCACCAAGTACAAGTGCTTTCTTGACGTATTGACTCATAGATAAAAATTACTCCTAGTATATATTCTACATTACAAACAAGTAGTTTGCAAGCCCTTTTCTAAAGAGATACTTTGATTGAATCCCAAAGATTTAAGTTTACCAACATTCAAGTAATAATCAAGTGCTGGATTAGGTAGATAATTAATTGTACTTTTGCTATCTAATATTTTTTTACTATATTCAACAGCATCTTTAAATTCTGTAATTACTCCAGTTCCTATATTATAAATCTGATTAGTTTTCGAGTTATTCATTAATTGATAAAAAGCATTGCAGACATCATCTACAAAAATAAAATCTCTTTTGAACTTGCCATAGTTGTAAAGATCTACATCTTGATCATTTTTTAATAGATTAATGATATAACCAATAACATTTTTCTTAAAAGAGCAATTCTTATCTTTACCATAAACATTTGCTAATCGAAAGATACGATACTTAACTCCAAATGTTTCGCAGAATGTTATTAACATCTGCTCTGCAGTTCTTTTAGTTATTGAATAAAACCCTTTAGGATTACAAGAATCTTCCTCAGAAGCATTAATCACTTCAGAACCATAGACAAATCCAGAACTGACAAAATTAAAAGTGATATTTTCACTTCTACAGTTATCTAGAACATCCATCAATACATTTAGATTTGTATTAATATCTACGTGAAGGTCTTCGTAGATATTATGATTGGTGGTTGTGCTGATGCAATACAAGATATTATTAGTCTCTGGAACTTTCTGGTCTCTTGGAATTTTTACTCCACCATAAAGTTCGCAGAACCGACCACCAATAAATCCAGTCGCACCAAATACAGATGTGTCACTCATACTTATCACAATCCTTAAATGATACTCCCTTAAGATCTTTGTCAGAAAGAATCGGAGATGCTAAATTCCAATTAATATTCAAATCTTCATCATTCCACAAAAGAGTACGTTCATGTTCTTGGTAACGATAATCAGTTACCTTATATAATACTTCTGCTTGATGTGAGAGAACACAAAAACTATGAGCAAATCCAGGTGGAACCCATAACTGTTCAGATCCTGGCGAAAGTTTAACTCCTATCCATTCTCCAAATGTTGGGGAACTTTTACGCAAATCAACAATTACATCATAAATCTCACCAGCAATACATCGAACAAGTTTACCTTGTGCATGTTCAATCTGATAATGCAAACCTCGTAAAACATTTTTTGTAGAAACTGAATGACAGTCCTGTACAAATTGATAATTTCCAATAATTTTTTGAATATCACGAAGATTAAAAGACTCAGTGAAAGAACCTCGACTATCTTCAAAAATATTTGTGCTAATAATGTATGCGTCTTTTAGACTAGTTCCGATTGCGTTCATACCATTTAATTGTTTTATCAAGTCCATTTTCAAAAGTAAATCTAGGAGACCAGTCCAATTTATTTTTTATCTTTGTAATATCTGTAGAATAACGACGATCATGTCCCAGTCTATCATCTACATATTCTATCATATCTTCAGTCATATTCATACGCTCTAAAATCATCTTAACCAAATCAATGTTGCGAAGTTCGCATTCACCACCTATATTATACTTTTCACCAATAGAACCCCTTTCAGCAATTGCTGAAAGTGCCTCACAATGATCTTGAACATATAACCAATCCCGAATTTGTTTACCATCACCATAGATAGGAACTTTCTTACCAACTAAAAGATTGCTAATAGTTTTAGGTATCATTTTTTCATGATACTGCCTTGGTCCATAGTTATTAGAACAGTTTGTAATTATGGTGGGCAACCCATAAGTATTATGATATGCCATTACAAAATGATCACTTGCTGCTTTAGATGCCGAATATGGATTCCTTGGAGAATAATTAGACTCTTCAGTGAATGAACCCGCATTTATGGAACCATAAACTTCGTCTGTAGAAATGTGAAGAAACTTTTCAATTCCATTCTTAACAGCAAGATTTAAAAGATTAACTGTTCCCTCAATATTTGTATGAATGAATTCTGAACAATTTTTAATTGAGTTATCAACATGACTTTCTGCAGCAAAATGAAAAATTGTTTTAATTTTGTGCTTATCAAAAACATATTGACAACTCTGTTCAGAAGCAATATCAATTGTATAAAATTTGACTGGATCTGGTATGTTGTGCCAGTCTGCAGCATATGTCAATTTATCAATACAAATAAGTTCTTCATTAGTTTTTGTCGATAAGTGATGAAGAAAATTACTTCCAATAAATCCTGCACCACCTGTAACTAAAATTGCCATTGATTAATCACTTCTTAATGAATATTTTTCTAAAAGTTGTGGGGAGTATTGTTCTAAAACAGGTGCATCTCCACTCTCTTCTCTTTTTTTCTTCTCAAGATCATATACTCTATTTCTAATTTCAGTTGAAGAATACTTATGTTTTCTCAAATGATAAAATAAGTCTATATCATGATCAATACAATACTGTTTACCAGTAAAGTCTCTATCTACATACTCTTCACTCAAAAAACGGATATGAATTGTTTGAGTTTGAATTAGATTAAGTAAATCTTCTTCAGTCTCATAAACTAGAATCTCATCAACATATTTACATGCTTGAAGTTGAACATAACGTTCATATACAGATTGAGCTGGTTTATTTTTAACACCAGGTCTATCAATTGTTGGATCAACTTGAAGTGCAACTTTAAGATAATCACACATTTCTTTTTCCATTTTGAGCATTGTAACATGCCCAGCATGAAATAAATCAAACGAGCTACAATTAAATCCTATTTTCATATGAGTATTGTTTTTTTTATAATTATACTAAAAAAGATGGGTTTATGCAACCCACCTTCATGTACTCAGGCTCGCCACCAATTCTTTGACTGGAAATTGGAAACCAGGCGGGAGAGAGTCCCATCCGCACCACTTGCTTTTTAATGGAAAAGCAAGAAACCATAAGGGGTCAGATTGACTCCACCACTTGGTTTTAGGAAACCAAGAAAAGTTGGGTTAACTTTGATAGTTCGGTAATACCAAAGAATGCTATCAGAAATAGCACGTCCCAGAGTTTAAGTTTGATAGCAAAAGGAATACCAAAGAGTCCTCCGATAAACTTAATTGCTAGACCAAACTTAAAGTTTCCCCACAACATAACTTGATAACCAAGCATTAGGAGAAAGTTTCCAAGATACCTCAAGATACTTGATTTAGACATAAGGGGTTTGCTCCCGACCAGGGCTTAGTTTTGAGTCATAACCGAGACTATTCATCATCGTCTTTTACATAACAAGGAACTCGATCTGGATCTAACCATTTCGCATACTCAATATCCTCCATTGCAGTAGAACATTGTAGAACATTATCAAAAAGATAAATGTCATTCCAGCGTTTTGTATAGTAATTTTGTTTTTGTAAACGATAATCGGGGTTACCGTTTATTTCAAGGATACCTGCTTCAACAAAACGATATCCTTCACGCTCCAGGAGAACCTTACTCACGCTTCAACTGCCTCAAGATCGCTGGCGACATACTCCATAAGCATTTCGTAGTCGTCAAGGGGGTCACCAGAAAATACCACTCCTTCATTTTCGTAGAAGCGGCGCACCTTTTTATAAAGTTTCGGACTCTTTACATCAAGATAGATTTCCCCGTTAGCAGCAAGACGAAGAGTGCTAACATCTTTTTTGAATTTTTGAATCAGAGACATTGTTTTGAATTGTTGCCTTAGTATTATAAGGGTTGTTGAGTGTTTAGTCAAGTGTGCCAGTGAAGTAACTGGCAATCGGGCATAGAGGATTTGAACCTCTGGCCTTTCCGCCCCAAACGGAACGCGCTACCAAACTGCGCTAATGCCCGTTGCGTTGAGTGGTCTTGCCTCCCAACAGAAGTAATTATACTACTTCTTGTGCCCCCTGTCAAACGGAGCCCAGTGCTGCCATCCGTATTTATGAATTGCCCAGATACCCATAATAGGCAGAACAATCAAAAGATATCCAATAATACCAAGAGTATAAGGATTTTCTAATACCCATCTTGCAAAGTGTCCCATTAATATCCCCTCCAAGTCTTAAATTCGTAGTAAAAATATTGGTCAAGAATTTTATCATCTAATGGAGCATTCTCTTCCCTATGTGCCCACTCAACACAGAAATCTACAATCTTATGGTCGTGTAATGAACTATGTCCCCACATTCTTACGAATGCAGTTGCAGCAAAGTGATATCGTTGCCTAATGTGCGGTTCCGTTTCCCTTATAATCTTTGGAGTCATAGTATCCTCCTTTTGTTCCGAAATAGAGTGTTGTTAAAACAAACGGGACTGAAACAAATAAAAGTGCTTTTGCGAGTAACATTATGAAAATACTCCTGGAACATAATCAATTCTTTCACGAAGTTCATCTAGAAGGACGCCATACTCCTTGAACCTTCTATCACCAGCAATGAAACATCTTTGTCTCATCCATACTGCATCTGCGATTAATTTTAGTTCGTAATCTGAAAAATCTTTAAAGCGTTCCATATTTCTCCTAGTGGGGTGGATATGCATGATTGAGTCCCCATACAATGAAGCACCCTATCGCACCAAAAATAGTTAATGCCTTGAACAATAGATTAGTATTCATTATCCTCATCCTCGTAAGTAGATGGTTCTTCTATCTTTTGCTGTAAAACTCTTTGTTGTAGTTCTTGAATATCTTCGTCCGTAATAGATATCATTTGTCCTTGAGTAGTTCTTCTATTCTTTGACGCATATTTATGCTGTCCTGTTTCATATAGTCCCGAAGAGAATATCCCTTCTGACCTCTCATAATACAGGTGCCTTGATAGAACATCGTGGCTGCAAATACTAACAGGAGAACGATACCAATTATTTCAGGGTAATGTTGAGCCATGGTAGTACTGGTGGAATAACTCCGATAAGTCTTAACAATCCTTCAGCAAATAGAGCAAGAACCACCCAACCAACACACATAGAAATAATGGAAGCATTCCGATTGTGTTGTCGTATAGCAGCATCAATCATCTCCTGGACTTCAGAACGAGATACATAATCGTCATCAAACGGTTCCATCATTTCTCATCTCCAAGAAACTTTGCAAGAGGATCCTTGCGAGTTTTAACTATTTCAACTGCTCTCTTGTAGAACATATTATCCATGTTCCCAGAGGCTTCAAAAGTCTCCTTGATCTTCACCCAGTTCTCATAGGTGTGCTGATCCATAGGTTTAAAGTTTGAATACTACTAGTTATGCTAGTGAGTAATTCTACTATGTCAAGTTTGTGTTGATATAAAAATATACATTAAGACAATCTTAAAATTGTAATATTTTTTTTAAACGGAAAGGGTGGGATTCGAACCCACGGTGCTATTAACACGACAGTTTTCAAGACTGTTTCCTTAAACCACTCGGACACCTTTCCATATAAATGGGAAATGCTAGATTTGAACTAGCGACCTCTGCGTTATCAGCACATTGCTCTACCGCTGAGCTAATCTCCCATACGGAGGATGTTGGATTTGAACCAACGGATGCACTTAAAGTACATCGGGGGATTAGCAATCCCCTGCATTAAACCTAACTCTGCCAATCCTCCTATCGGATTTCAAAGTCTAGGCGTTTTACTTTACGCTGACGCCTTGCTTCCTGAAAAGCAAGATCTTCGTTTGAAAGAACACCAGACTTTGATTTTGTATGATAGGAGTTTAGCATAACGACAGATGATAAGTCAACTGCAGAGATCTTATCACCACGAATAGTTGACATATTGGGACAACCACACGTCACAGTTTTAGTAGGATGCCCCTCTAACTCCTTACCACAGGAGCGGCATCTGATTCTTAAATTATCCATTTTATACTATTTTTCAGTAAATGAACGCAACATCCAAATGTATTTTCCGTGTGCTTCGTTTAGATCATCAAGAAGATTAATCGTTCCTCTTGACTTTTGCTCTTCCGCTTCAACAGCAGCAGCATCAAACATAGCAACTATTTTTTTATGATCCTCAAGAAGATCACGAATCATTTCCATTGAAGAAATGTTAGTCTTTGCTTCAGAAACCCCAGAAACTTCCAATACTCGTGAAAGAGAACTGATAGGTTTAATACCTAAGAATCTCATATGTTCTGATAATCTATCAATCTCTTCCTGAATAGTAAGATATTGCTCCCCAAACAAATCATGAATCTGTTTAAAGTCTTCCCCTACAACATGCCAATGATAAACCCAAGTTTTCTGAAAGAGTAAAAAGAGCGATGCTTGCGTATCACTCAGAAGTTTATATAGAGATTCCATTATACTTCTTTTTGAAAGTATTTATAAAAGTGCCCGATATAGGTTCCGCCCCTACCGATGCCTGCTTGTAAGGCAGGTCCCTTCACTAGCTGGGTCATCGGGCAAAAAATTAAAGTTTTTCCATCATATATTCTACAGTATTTGCTACATCATTCATAGCGTTCCGTAAATTTTCTCTTTGACCCGACTCTTGCCTTACGACTGGGCGATGGTCGTCTGTAAGAGTCCAACGCCATTGATTCATATCCTTACAAAACCAGAGATTAATTTTCATTCTTGAAATACTCTAGTTCGATCCATTTGAGAAGAGTATTGTATGAATAGATTGCTGCTTCATTGCAATTATTCTTTTTCATATCTTGAATATAAAATTCAAGAGCATCAATAACCATCTCACGATCTTTTTGGGAAATAAGAGACATAAACCTCCTAACTCGTTATCTATAATACATTAAAAAGGGGGTCTTGTCAACCCCCCATTCTATATTATGTAGTTAGGTATCAGAAGGAATAACGCACCTTCAGTTCACCGCCCATATCAAACACTTTGGACAGTCCACCATATTCACCAGTCACTTTGGCATTCACACCAACATTCTTGGAAACTTTGGATTTCACACCAACTTCACCAACGGTCACATACTCATTACGGGTAGAACCAGTATTCCACTCATAACCAGGACCGATCTCACCAAAAACAACAACGTTCTTGGCAACTTTATCTTCATAACCGATACGCAGTTCGGTTTGTGCGGACTTATAGTTGCCGTCAGAAAGAGCAGTAGTGGTCTTGCTTTCTACATAAGGGCCAGCAAATGCAGCCGAAGCAAGGAAAGGAGTTGCAGCAACAGCTGCGATTGCGGATTTAAACATAATAGTACCTCTATATTTTCTCGCAGAGTTTCCTGCGGATGTAAGGAGTTTCGACAAACTCCCTTTAGTTCAGTGACTCAACAAGTATTTGAGGTTTCATCACTTGATTTATTTAGATATTAACGGGAATTCGGTTTCCCGAAGCGGAGTATCGGATTCGAACCGACGACGAACTGCTTGGAAGGCAGTCATTCTACCACTGAATTAACTCCGCAAAGTGGGGGATTTCTCCCCCAACACACTTCCTTCACACAAAAGAAAGTATAAGACATAATATGAATTATGTCAAGAGCCCCCGCTCGGAATCGAACCGAGAATCTTCCGCTTACAAGGCGGATGCAGTAACCGTTATGCTACAAGGGCAAATGGGTAACGAGTGCCCGTCACCCGCAGAAGACACTTTCTGCAATTTTCACTGCATTAGAGGGCAGTGAATAAAAACATTTCCAGTAGCCGCTCTTATCTCCCATAAGGAAGATGTAGGCATCGAACCTACAAAGGACAGTCCCGAAGAACTGCTGGGAATTCCACCCAGAATGTAGTTTAGAAGAATCAGACATTTCCAATCCCTCTAACTCCCCAACCTCGATTCGAACGAGGGACAGCAAAATTAACAGTTTTGAGTTCTACCACTGAACTATTGGGGAATGGTTTGGAGCATTATACTCCAAGCAGGGCAGGAGGGATTTGAACCCCCATCTTACATCTTAGAAGGATGGTGCATGATCCGTCATGCTGCTGCCCCGTGTATGAAAGTATTATATCAGTCCTTGGGGCAGTCGTCAACCCAAGGAGCACAGATTCTCATTTCTCCACCAAGCAGTCTCTGTGCCTCGCTGCCGTCTGGTGGTTTCTCAACATATCTAGGTTTCTTTATTAATTCGTTAATAATGCGATCATATTCAGGTGTAACATCATCAATCGCACGATCAACATCGCGTTTGATTCTACGCCCTAACTTCGCAGGATCTTTAATAACAAACTCATTAAGAATAGTTTGTGGGAAATATTTTCTTTGAATCTCATCCAATAAGTCCCAAAGTCCATCTTGAGATACCCCAGTGCATTGTGAGAGTGCTGCGATAATGGACAATAATACTATTCCGATTATAGCATATTGCTTTATGTCTGGTTTTTGTTTTCCAAACTTAAACATAAAAGCGCAGCACTCTTACTATGTATCACTCCTCTTCAGTAAATTCTGCAGTAGTTTCTTCTGTTGGTTTTGGTTCTGGAAGGGTTACACCGATTTGAGTCAAATACTCAATTGCACCTTGGACTTTCCAAAACAATTCTCTATTTTGAGAAATTTGCTGATCTAAAGTAGATCTTTGTTGTAAAAGATTTTGAAGATGTTCTTGTTGTTCAGTCATTGTTCTATAAAAAGTAAACAGTAAAAAGTAAGGGGGAGTCATTCCACTCCCCCTATATATCAAACTTCTACCATGATCAGTTTGGAAGCATACTCATGAGCATACGAAGTGCGGGCGCCATGATGCCCCCAACCAATCCAACTATACGCATAGTCCAT